ATCTTTGTGAAATCCATAAACTTCTGCTGAACTTGCGTTAGCAAATTCTAATGCTGTACCACCTGAATTAACAACAAGTGCTTGTCCTGCTGAACCAAGTGCAGGTACATCATTTGCATCTGTGATTGAAAAGTTTGCTAATTGGAAAGTTCCAAAAGCAACTACCATTAAAATATCGTTTAAAGATGCTCCAGTATTTAAAACTACTGAATTTCCTGAACTTGCTGTGTAGTCTGCATTAGCAAGTTTAACTCCGTTTAAATAAACATCTATATAACCTGCGTCATACGCTAAAGTATTTCCATTACTGTCTGCACCACTAAATGTCGTTTGACCTGCGGTTGCTGTATATTCAAATCTATCTGCTGTTCCATTTACTGAAGAACCTGCGTTAATCCAACCACCTGACGAGTACACACGCATAGTATTTGTGCCTGTGTCAAAATATAAATCTCCTACGTCTAATGAAGTAGATGGTGCGGTTGCTGAAACTCTATATCTTTGACCAAATTCATTTACAGAATTTATGTTGGTTGCAACTGTTCCAATATTATTTGCACCTAATAAATCTGTTCCAACTGCATCAACTTGGTTAATGTAAGTTGCAACTGTATCTATTTCTGATGTGACTTCATTTAAGTCATTAGCTACTGTTTGTAATTCTGCAATTTTATCTTGAACGTCTTGAATATCAGAAGCAATATTTGAAACTGCTGTGATGTCTGTTCTAATATTATATAAATTTGTAATTTCAGTATTTAATCCTGCAACTGTTTGAACCTGATTACTGATTGTGTTTACTCCAGTAATATCTGTTCTAATATTATTTAGGTTTGTAATTTCAGTTCCTAATGCACCTAAAGTTCCAATTTGTGAACTGACAGCACCTAGTGCTGAAATATTATTAGTAGGTGAAATTTGTCCTGCAACTAAATTTATGTTTGCTGAATTTCCATCTACGTTAGTGACATTCGTTCTAATATTATAGACGCCTGTAATTTCTGTATCTAATCCTGCAAGTGTAGAAATATTATTAGTTGGTGAAATCTGTCCTGCTACAGTTGAAACGTCTGCATTATTATTTGCTACAGCAGTTATGTCAGCATTAATTCCTGCTAATGTAGAAATATTATTTGTTGGAGATATTTGACCTGCAACTGTTGAAACATCTGCATTGTTAGAATTAACTCCTGTAACTGCTGAACTAATTCCTGCTACTGTGCTTACTGCACCGCTTATTCCTGCTACTGTAGTTAAGTTAGCTTTGTCTGAAGTTGATAACCAAGTGTTTTCTAAATAAGTTTTATTAACTGCGTCATTGTTATTAACTGGGTTAGCTACGTTAGTAATTCTTTTATTTAAAGCGTCCCACTGATCTGTCGCCACACTAAGACTAATATTGTTATCAGTAATATCAATGGCTTCTTGTGCTATATAAAAACTTTGATTCCCGTCTTGGTCAAGAGTAGCTTCTGTTAATGTAGACCCATCTTGATAATCTACTAATCGTGCATTTCTACTTGAACTTCTAGTAAATTTAATAACTACACTAGCAGAAGGTGCTGTTGTAAAAGTAATAGTTGAAGAAGTAGTAAAACTGTAGTCTGTATTTAAAGTTTTAGTTACACCATCTAGAGTAACAACAACGTGTGCTTGTTCAATGTAAGGGAAAGTAACACTGTAATTTACTGTGCTTCCGTCTCCCGTATATGTATTTATTGCGTATGACATACTTTAATATAAACTCCTTGTTCCTTGATCTGGTAATCCAGAATTATCTCTTATGTAATTTAGTAATTGGTTAATTCCATATAAGTTTTGATATGGAAGTATTCTCATTATTCTATTTAAATCTTGTTTAGAAAAGTTGTAATCTGAATTAAACATAGTTTTCAAAAACGAACCAGCTATACTAAAAGTTTTCTCACCTAAATCATAAGTGGGGTTTCCAGTAATAAGATTCATTTCTTGTCCTGATGATCTAGTATTAAATCTATATTCAGGAGCTACTTGACCTAAAACCATATCCATAAACGGAGGCATTACAGAAGACCAGCCAGCTCTTTGAAAAGAAGCTAATGCAACTTTAGTATAGTCTCCTTGATTACCAAGTTTCTTTTTAAGGTATGCTTTCTTTTCATTATCACTCATACCAATAGTATTGAAATGAGATTGTGCAATATAAGAAGCACCGCCAATTAATGATGTATACATAAACATAGAAAATGTTTGGAAATCTCCCATAGCTACGTTATGTAAAAACTGTTTACTCCAAGCAGTCATAATAAACTGTCTGAATTGAGACATTGTTTTTCCCCATTTGCTGTCAGAAAAAAATCTATTAGTGTCTCCAATCATATTGTATTGGACTGCTCGTTTAGTATATCTATTAACTGCAATACCAAACTTCTTAACTAAATTTTGATCTTTAAAATTAACAAAATCAAATTGTAAAACTCTACGTCCTAAACCTGTAACTTCTGTAACAACATTTGGACTATTAAATTCTTTTGCTAATGCAATTAAATCTTGATCTGATAATCCTAAAACTCTATATCTATTTAATCTTCCTTTAGATATTTCGTCTATAAATTTACCGCCTTTAGAAACATCTATTAAATCTTCTGCTAGTCTATGAATAAACAATCTCATAGCTATTCTTCGTTGGTTTCTATCTATATGAATAAGTCCAGAGGCGTGTCCTGTTCCTTTTTCTAAAGTGTTAGTAACAGCTTTGCCATACTTACCTCTAGCAGATGTATCTAATTGAGAAACACCTCTATCTAAAACGTCTATAGCTTGGAATTGTCTAAATATGTAATCGTCCCCATTAGATGATCCAATTACAGCTAAATCTTTATAAAATGTATCTTCAATTTTTCCAGCTTGTGCGTCAGAAAATAATTTTCTAAATGCAGGTATTTCATTTAATAAAACTCTAAATCCTTGTTGTGATGTAGCTACTCCATACTCAGGTAACTGTGCTATACCTACTTGGTTTAATACTCTAATAAAATTAAATCTTCTTAAATTAGCTAACCATTTATTTACACCGACTGTTGGGTCGCCTGATTCAGTAGATCGTCCCATAAGATTATTAAAGAAACTGTCAATTGTATCTTTTTCTTCTTGGGCAATAAATTTACCGCCAGCTATTCTTTGAGCTTTGTTTTTTAATTTTTTAAATTCTGGAATAGAATCTGGATCACGATAAGATGTGTCAATATCATTAAATAATTCGTTTTTGTATTTTAACCATTCATTTCTACTTTTGATACCTAATCTATCTGATAATGAATACCAGCCAGCCATTTCATTAGTGTATGAATGCCACAATAAATCTACATCATTTTCAAAGAGTTCATCTAAACGTACTTTTTGACCGTTAATAGTTGTTTCAAAGTTTTCGTTTAATCTAATTCTTTGTTTAAATCTTCCCGAAGTTAAAACACTAATTTGATTTTTTAAACCATCAAATAAAGTATCTCTTTGTTCTGGTGTTAAATTAGAAAATACATCATCAATGTATTCTCTTAACATCTCAGGGTTTTTAATTCTTATAAGCTGTTCAATATCAAAACCACCCATACGACTATTGTATTTAGCCGCTTTCACTATCACCCTAGCTAATGCTCTAGCTTTAGTAATAGATATTTGTTTATTACCATCAGGTGTTTTAACTTTTGCTTTTTCAGCTTTAGCAATTGGGTTATCTAATCTATTTAATAATGGTTGTTGATTAGCAATAGCTTGGGTAATTAAATCTTCTACACCTTCTTCCCCAAGTCTTTTTTCTAATTGTTGAAAACTCTCTAAACTTATTTTTCTTGGTACATAAAATCTACCAGTGTCTTGTGCTAAATCTTCTGCACCTTCAACTCCAGCTTCTTTTAATAATTTAGCCCATAGTTGAAAACCGTCTGCATAAGCATTTGCCGCTTTAACTAAATTTGGATCTCTTAATAATGCTTGTTCTCCAGCACTTAATTTAAATTTCTTTTCTTGTCTACTAAGAGCAATAATCACTCTCTTAGTGTCGTGCATAAATTGTGTTTTAAGACCAAATTGAAAGAAACCTTTTACTGCACCGTAGCCTCTTGCTTTTAAATATCCTTTCATAGCTTCGCCTACATTAGTGTAGACTGTACTATGAGCTTGCATAACAACTTGATCTCTAGCCATTTCAACAGTTGTGTCTTGAACTGCGGCTTTACCAGTTTTTACATCTTTGTAACCAACTGGTTCTTCTAATGATTTAAAATTAAATAACCTAACTTTTTTAGATATTGATGAACCTAAAGTTCCAGATCTGTTTGCACTAAATAAACCAAATGCAAAAGGTAAGTTTCTTAATTTAGGAAAAAACAATTCAACGTTATCAATTAACGAAGTATCATTTAAATCATTAATAAGTTTTTTATTTTTTAAAGAATGTTTAGTGTTTTTAAATATAGTTTTATTAGCTTTGTCAGTAGGTTTTAATCCATTTTCAATTAAATCCTGTTTTTGAGTTGCTCTAGCAACATTCTTTAAATGTTTTGCGGTAAGGGCGGATATACCCCCTCCAAGAGTACCACCTAAAGCTGAGGCGATAAGCACGTCATTTAAGCCCATTGTAGGGTTGTTAGCCGCTATTGGAGAATACAAAGCCCCTTCCAAAGCACCATAAGCTAAACCTTTTTTAAGAAATTCTTGTCTTCTTGTTAGACCAGTTAAAAACTGACCACCTTTCATTACTTTATTTAAAGCTCCGTATCCTAATAAATTTACAGGATCTAAAATAAAAGTACCGAATTGTAATGCTATACCTTTCCAACCTAATGAAGCTAATAGTTCTGCATTTTTTTGATGGTTAGACGCTTTCTCCGCAAGATATTTTAAATGATCACTATTTAATGCACCAACTAAACTATCTGCAAATTCATCATTTAAATTATATTGTTTAATTACAGCGTCAAATTCTTCTTTATTATTATCCCAACTAAAACCATCTTGTTGCATAAAAGTTGGAGTCGCAAATAATTCCCAAGCATTTGCAAATATAGTGTTCTCTTGAATTGTAGCTTTTAATATTTCAGGAACAGTTCTTTCTTCTTCAATAAATTTTTGTAATTCACTAGCGTTGTATGCTTGATCTAAAAACAAACCACGACTTACATCAGGTTCTTCTGACCATAAATACTTTTGTTTAGTAATATCTATTGGTGTAAATTTTCTTACATCAAGAGTTTTTTTTTCTGTCTCTAGTAAATCAGCTTCTTTATTTCTTCTTGTAGAGAATTGATCTCCAAAGTTTCTTAAATTACCTAAAACAGCGTCCCAATCTCCACTAGCCGCTTGTTTAATAAAATTCATATCTGAACCATCTTTTCTAGTAAAAGAAGTTCCGTGTTGAAATCCTACAGAAGCTAATACAGTTTGTTGTGCTTGTGATAATTCTTCAAATGGTTTTACAGGGTTATGTGAGTTGTAAGTTTTAATTACTTGATCTGTATACCAGTTATGACTTGCTTTATCGATTTCAGTAACTTGTGCGTCAGTTAATTCAAATCCTTTAGAAGCTTCTTCAGCCTCAGCTCCAGACATACCAAAGAATTTAGATAAAGTGTCAATTGTATCTGTAGAAATACCCATTTGACTTAATGTATTGACATCTTTTTCTTTTAGATCAAATCCAGTTGCAACAGTAACACCAGAGTTTTCACTTGGTACATAAGCTTTCTTTACGCCTTTACCTTCGAGTTCTGAAATAAAATCCCAATTTATATTTGCCATAATATTTAAAATTTAAATAATTCTCCTTGTCCTAAATTTCCTGCACTAACTCCCATTGATTCTAACTCTCTTAATCTTTTTTGTTTTTTTCTAAATTCAGCGTCTTTCTTCATTCTTAAATTATTATTAATTTCTCTTTGTTTAGCTTCTTTTTCTTCAATTCTTTGTTTAACAAGACCAATAGGAACTTCTAACCAAACTGTTTGTCCGTTTTTGTATTCTACTGTTGCAGGTACATCTAATAATGTTCCATCAGATTCTTTGAAATATAAAGTGTCACGAGTATCGTCGACTATTAATTCATAATTATTTAAATCTACGCTATCAATTTTAGTTCCTAAATATGAACCTACGTCAATGTTTGTTTCATCTAAAGAAAATCCTACTAAATCAACTTCTTGAATAATTTTCTTATCAACGTTTAATTTTTCTTTAAGTAATTCTATGGCAGATATTTTAAA